CTATCCCGGCGCCGCCGGGCGGGGTGCCCCTGGTTTCGCATAACGCTGCTTGACCGATTCGCAGGCCGCCACCCAGTCGCATACTTCCTGGGGCAGGACGATGCCCTGGTCGCGCAAGGCGCGCGCCAGTTTCATCACCGCATCCAGTTGATCTCCCAGCTTGGGATAGGCGGCCGCCCGCAGCGGACCATACGGTTCTTTATGCTGGATTTTCAACGGTGAACTCCTTGTCCAGATAGGGCCATTCGGTGACGATCACCGTATAGCTGCCAGGTTGATCGAATTCCAGGTCGGCCCAGCCGTCGTCGCATTCGTGCTCGATGCCGTTGACGATGACCGTGCAGGGAACTGGAAGATTGCTCAAACGCGTGCCATCGAGCGTCGCCGGGTTTTGCGGGCGAGGCGTGATGACGCCGTTGGCCACATAATCCGTGGCGAGATTGGCGCTGCCTTCGATCCAGTGCAGGCCGCCGTTACTACTTGCCACCAAATCGCAAACCACGCGCTGCATGGTCGCAACCATGGAAACGCGGCCTGTATCGTCATAAAAAACAAAGCTGCCGATAACGGCCCACGGCCGATCATCCATATCCATATCACCTCTTGCGGTGACGCCAGCATCGGCTGGCGCCGGGTCCGCGGTCAAAACGTTGTTCATCGCATGCCTCCAAAAATACCTAAGCTGCCATAAGCGGCGCGGTAGATACCGCCGAAATCCGGATTCTTGAATGTCGCCGTGACCCAGTGCTGACCCGCACCTACGTAGCCAGCAGAATGCGTCGCGGCCGGTACGTCATAGGGCGAGTTCGTATCCTGGCGGTCAGCGTCAAGTACCGGCAAGCGGTAATACGTTCGATTCCAGCCAAAATCGCTGGTGACCGTCACGCCTCCTACCGCGCTCGGCGATGCCATCAACGCTTCAAAAAATGCCGTGATCCAGCCAGGTTGGGAAAGGTACAAATACACAGTGACCGACTTCTGCCCGGTGTTGCGCCAGTTGGTGGCGTCGAAGTCCAAGGCCGCGCCCACGGTCACCGAGGCCCCCGCGATCTTCAGCGTATCCACTTGGGCGTTGACAATGTGCGCATTGACGATCTGTGCATCGGCGATCTTCGCCGCGGTGATCTGCGCGTTGCCTATCTTGGCGTTGCCGATTGCCGCATCTTGGATTTTGGCGCTGCTGATCGCCGCGTCCGCGATATTCGCACTCTGTATCCAGGCAGTACCTATCAAGGCCTGGTTCATGAACGTCTGCCCGCCCTGCACGACGAACGGCGCTTTCAACTGGCCGGATGATTCATCCAATATGGCCACACGCTGCGCGGACAGCAATATCTGCGAAGTAATGGTGCCGGCATTGTTCTCAACCCCAACCCCTATACCCGCCATATACGGACGGCCATCCGACATCAATTGGGTCTTGATGGTGTACATCGCGGCCAGATCGGTCGTCACCTCGCCCACCTGCACGGCAGCTTGCTCGCCGGTTTCAATCCGGCTACGCAAGCTTTGCGCGAGTTGAGTATCCGAAATCTGATCCGCAAGGTAATCAAGAATCAGATCCGCATCGGCGCTGGCCGTCCCCACCACGCCTTCGTTCGAGGGATACCATTCGCCAGCCTGCCCATTCTTGTCGACCAGACGCGCCCAGAAGTAAAACTGAGTTCCCGCCGCCAAGCCCATGAGCGTATGGTTATCCTGCGGGAACGCATAATCACCCAACTTGATGGCTAATGCCCGATCCGACGTGCGGCCATACCAAATCTCCGTCCGTTCGATAATCGACGGACCCGTCGGCATTCCCCATTTCAGTTCGATGGCGAAAACCAGGCTGGTCGCAGTCAGCGTGGTTACCACCGGCGGCGGTGCGGTAATACCGTCGAGCTGCGTCTCCGTCCCGCTCACCCACAACGACGTCGCACCGGCTGAATTGACCGCTCGCACTCGGCACAGATAGGCGCCAGCATAGATGTCAGTCACCTCCATTCGGGTCGTGCCTGTACGCGGGACACTCACCCAGTCCGAATTATTGCGCCGCCACTGCACTTCATAGGCCACGGCATGGTCCGCCGCGCGCCACGTGAAGACGGCCGTCTGGCGAGCGATTCCCTGCGCGATGACGGAGTACGAGGAAATCATCACGTCGGCGGGCGGCGGCTGCACGCCCGGCGGCACCACGGTGATCGGCGGAGTATCCAGGCGCGTGCCGAAGTCGACATTGTCGAATTTTCCCGGCTCGTGCTGCACCGCCGACACTTCGGCCGTGAGGCCGTCCTTGCGCGAGATCGACATTACCCGGTAAAGCTGCGCCGATAACTCCTCCGACTCTAGGGTCCATACTGCTTCCACGTCGGGCACTTCGGAAAACGGCGCCGTCACGGTGATGTTGATCACAGTGCCCGGCAGTCCCACCATATCGGCGGTCAACTCGGTGCTGTCCACCGTGATAGGCGTCATGTCGGCGCTGAACACCGTACCGATGGCCGAGCTGACCACGCGCATTTCCGACACGCCATTAGGCAGGTTGACCGTCAAGCGATCGCCTGGACGAACGCCAAGCTCCGCATCCACGGTCACCACCGTGTGGGTGGCTGAGCGGACCCGGCCGCCAAGACGACGGCCCGCCAAGTGCTGGTCGGCCACCTTGATGATGCTGCCGGGACGAACTGCACACGCATCCAGTCCAACCGAAAAAGTAACCGATCGGGTTTCCCGCTGCGACGTGAGCAGCATCCATTTGCCGACGCGGTGCGCCTGCGCACGCGACGTGCAGCCAAACGCCGTCGCCTCGACCTGACGGATGCCATAGCGAGCCAGGGCGTCCCGGTCTTCAACATACTCGACCTTCTGGCGCCCCATGTCGCTAAGGTCGCACCACGACACCAAGGCCACGGAATAACGCGTGCGCAACGCAGAACCGACATAGCTGAACTTGCCGTCGATGACGTTGGCCGAGGTGAACGTATAGACTGAGTCGCCCGGCATATCGGCAACGCCGAATACCGACCCACTGGCCCAATAGGCCATTCCGCGAAACACCGATGCCAGGTCCTGTACGACGCGGTACGCATCGGCCGCCTGCTGCAGGTAAACGTTGCAGGTAAAGCGGGGCTCCATGTTGCCGAAGCCATCGGGCACCAGTTCGTCGCAGTAGCGGCCAATCTGGTAAAGACCCCACTTGTCCACCCAGCCAGCGGGAACCAGGTCGCCCAGACCATAGCGGTCGTTGCGTATCAGGTCATGGAAGATCCACGCCGGATTATTGGTCCAGGCTAGCTTGAATGTGCCATCCCAGATACCGCTGTAGGCACGGGTAACCGGATCGTAATTGGCGGGCACCTGAATGATGCGTCCCCGCAAGCGGTAGGACCGTGTGGGAATCGATTGAAACTGCGACGCATCGATCTTGATGCCGACCACGGCCGACATTGGATAGCGCAGTTTGGCATCCACGATTTCCGTCGTCGAATCTACATAGGTCGTATCCTGGATGGTCGAACTATGGGCATTCTCGGTCAGCCGGCGCACCCGTATGCTCCAGCCCGCCACGGCGGTCGGGAAGTCGATACGGTGTGAGCGCTCATAACGCTGTGTCGTCTTGCCGTCGAAGGCCGTCCTTACCTGTTCTTCGTAAGCGCCGCCATCCGTGCTCAGGTCTATCGCATATTCCACGCGGTAGCCGTTGATATCCCCATTGGAGGTATCCGCCTTGGTGAGACCGGCCACCGCCAGCGTGACGCGGGCCCCCGACAACTGAGTATCTGTATAGGTCTGTACCCACGGTGTCTTGTCGGTCAGCTCCACGCCCACGGCGATGGTATGTTCCGACGCCGGGAAGCCCGGCAGGGGATCCTGCGCCTGAGTGCCCGTGCGGAAATCAATCTGCACATTGGAGAAATTGCGCGAACCATCCGCATTTTCAACCGGCGTGCCGTCCAGGAAAACGTCTTGCAGACCATTGGTCAGGCCATGCGCCGGACCATAGATCTCGCCTTCGGAAAGCAAATCGACGATGCGCGCATACGCTGTACTGTGCAGACTGTCCGGCACCTCTTCAGGTGTACTGGAGCCACCGCCGCCCTTGCCGCCTTTGTAGCCGGTGATGACGGGACGATCATCCGCGCGCGGCGCTCTTCCAGGAAAGCTCTTCTTTTTACTCAATCGCATTTTCATACTTGATCTTCCGCATAAAGGCCCGCCGATATGACGGCACTGCCAGTGATCAGCTCCCCATACAACAAAGGAACCGCACTCCCTTGATTGGTGGTGTTGACCGGACCGTTGAAGTTGTAGGAGGCACCGTTATCGACGCTCTTGCGCGCGCCAAAACTTTCTGGTGTCGGCATCATCCATTGGTCTATCCTCGATGCCGAGAAAGCAGCACCTGACAACCCTAGAGCGAGTTGGGCACCTTCGAAATCACCCATGGCAAGCGAGATAGGCGCGACCACTTTCAAAAGCTTCTGGCCTATCATCAAATTGAACGCACCCGCCCGCTTGGAGCCGGCCAGCAGCGGCGCTATCCGGATGTCGTCGGCACCTACGGGATACATAATCTCGTCATCGACAATATTCTTTCGTCCGACGAAGCACGCGTAGGCAATACCGCTTTCATCGCTTTGCTGAAGCCGCGTCTCGAAATCGGGCAATAGCACACACAACGCCCGGATAGCCTCCGCGGGGCTTGCCACCGCCAACCGGTGAATTCGCCCAAACTCACGTCCCAGCGCACCGTAAAGGCGAACGGGTCTGATCCTCTCCTGGCCGTGCCTGCGGGTTGACGTGCCCGCGGGCGCAAAGCGTGGCAGGTCCATAAAAAAAGACGCCTCGTCAGCGCCCCTCGTTCCTGTTGTCCGTCCGTTCACACCTGGTCCTCCGCATATATCCCGGCGGAAACCACCGCGCTGCCGGTCAACATTTCACCGTACAGCAGAGGCACGGGATTGCCCTGTGCCGTCGTGTTGACCGGGCCGTTGAAGTTATAGGACGCGCCATTCTCCGGACTATCCTTGGCGCTCAACGCCAACTGCTGCGGCGACAGCATCTGCATGACGCCGGACAGGGCCATGGAAACTCCCATCCGGACCAGCCAGCCCTGTTGGGTATATGCACCGACGACGATCAGCACCACGCCGACAATCGTCATCAACACACCCGCCCGCTTGGCACCCGCCATGAGGGGTGCGATGCGAATATCCGCGTCGCCGGCCGGCTGATGCAAATGCTGCTCACCGATATTGCGTTTTCCGATGAAGCATGCGTAAGTCAAGCCTCGGTTTCTGCTGGTAGCAAGCTCGCGCTCGAAGCCCGGCACCATGGCACACAGTGCGCGGACGGCCTCGGCAGCCGACTCCACCGCCAGGCGATGAACGCGGCCGAATCTCGCACCAAGGCTGCCGTACAGGCGTACCGTGCGGAGTGAACCACTCATTCCGTTCTCCCATATCTCAAAATCAGGCGCGTGGCTTCGCGCCAATAGCCGCCGTAAACGACACGCTCGGAAAGCCGGCCGTACAGGTGATGCAACATGGCATCCGCCACGGGATGCAGCCCAGGACATTCGTGCAAGCCCTCGCGGCCCAGGAAAATGCCGGCGTGATTGGGCGTAAGAGGCGATCGAATCTGCATGAGGATCACATCGCCGACAGCCAGGGTTTCCTGCTCGAGCAAAGGACGGAAGCCAGCCTCGGCGTAGTGCGTCAGATACAGTTCCTGGCCGTTCTGCCACCAATCGTCTTCTCTCCGGAAATCGGGCAAGGCAGTCCCACGCTCACGCTGATACCAATCCTTTACCAGCGTGTAGCAGTCCAGCACACCGTGGGCGAACTGCCGGCCCAGCAAAGGCGCGGAATAGCCCTCCGGCAGGAAACCACGCACTTCCCCGGCGCGCGGCGCATCCGTATCGTCCCTGGCCACCGTCACGATGTACCACGGCAGGCCGCTGGCCTCGCACGCCACCCGATCGGCCTCGCTCGGCAAAGCCGGGTAGTCCGGATGTGAATGCACGATGGCGGCGATGCGGCCATTGTCTTCCGCCAGCGCATAGTCTTCGGCCGCAAGAACGAAATGTTCATTTCCCTGGGCCGTGTTACGGCAAGGCATATACGTTTCCGCCCGGTCGTTGGTCACCACCAATCCGCAGCTCTCTCGCGGATAAGCGGCCACCGCATGGGCACGGATTGCTTCGAGAGTTTTCTTGCGCATGGCTAACCCCGCAGCAAGTCAGCGGACGGGAAACTGCCGAAATTGACGACTTCGCCATCGCCGAACCGCTTCTTGCAATCGACCAGCAATCCGGAGCAGCGATCCAGTGTGGGATCCGTGACCGGATTGCCCGCGGCATCGAACATGCGCGCACCGGTGTAACCGCAATACGGGCCGCGATAGCCTCCTTTACGCAGCCAACTGCATACATTCGCGATGATGGGCCGATCTGGCAACTGCTTGCCGTCGAAATCCAAGGCGCTGGAAAGTTCAAACTCCACCCTCTCTGAAGTCTCGGCGGTTTTCTGCTGCACGATCCAGATTTCGGGCGGTAGTTGCTCGTTGGGATCCGCACTGGGATTTCCGTCCGGAAAATTCACGGCATCCAGGTATTTACCCAACGTGCGATAAGCCGTTACTCGCGCACCCACCATATCGTCCAGGCTGATACATACCGACGAGATCACTCCCACCACGGAATTGCCTTGGGCATCCAGACCGATGTTGCCCACTTTGAGCGTGGGCCGCGGCTGCTTGCTTTGGCCGGTCTGTTCAAATCCATCCGCCTGCAAGGCCCACGGTTCGAAGGCGTTGCCTTGCCACCAGATCTTCCCGATCTGGTTATAGCCATGAAAGCGCAGTACATCGCCATTGATGCCTGTAGCATCCAGCTCGAATAACTCGACCATGGCGCCGGGTTCGAGCTTCTGTATATCCGAATAAATACCCATGCTTCACCTCAAGGTTTCCAGACCTGCTGCAGGGTGACGGTCAGGTTGTAGAGATCCGCGCCCAGCGGCATCAGCGTGTATTGCGGCGCGCGATACGCGCCTGTTTCTCCAAGCGGAGGGGTCCAGGAAAAAGCTTCCCATCCGCCGCGGGCGTCGAGAAAGTCCTTGATCGGCTTGATTTCCTCGCCAGTTCCGGAAAACTCCAGAGGCCAGGTTTCAATCTTGTTATGAATGCCGTCGGCGGCAGCCTGTTGGTAGCCATCGCCAAATTGCGCTGTCAGGACGCGCAGCATTGCACTGCCCTGCGGATTGACCCGCGGGCACCAGTTGAACGTTTCCATTTAATTCCCGTATCCGTTGCGGATGTTCCACAGCACGCCGCCCTGCCGCGATTCCTGGACCAAGACGCTGCGTACTTGTTGATTGATCAGGGTGCCCAGCTGACGCGCATCGCTGGCGCCGCCGTCGCCGTCGGACCCGTCACTGTCGGCACCTGCCACTGTGATGTTGGTATTGATATTGATGCCGCCGGCAGCCGTCGAAGGCTGCAGAATGATGGCGCCAGGGCCGTCGGCGTCCATTGGCGCACCTGCGCGCAGTCCTTCCAAATAGGAAACACCCAGACGTTGGGTGGAATCCTTGTCAAAGACGTACTCGCCGCCATGAACGATGGCTTTCGCTTCGTACTTGCCACCGTCACCGGTATAGCCGCCGTTGGCAAATTCCCTGATATAGCCACCTGTATAGGCATTGAGCGACATCGCCGCGGCAGACGTGGCATCTCCCATCCCTGCGGAGCCTTCCAGCACTGAAAGGCCAGCGGTCCCGCTCCCTGCTCCACCGAAAGCCGACAGCAGACTGGAGCCCAGATAGGACAGGCCTTGTCGCACGGCTACCCGCGCCAAGTCGGCGATGATGCTGTCAGCCAGGCTCTTGAAATTGGCCTTGCCCGTTGTCACGAAAGCCACCAGCTGATCTTCCATCGCCGTGAAAGTCTTGCCGAAAGCCTTGTTGATCTCGTCCGAGGTCGTGCCGACGCTCTTGATGTAATCCTGCAGAGTCTCGATCTTGTCTTTCTGGTCCTTCGTGGCGTCGCCGTCCTTGGACCTGCCGTCTTTCGTGGCGCTGGGTGCGCCGGCAACGCTATTGACTCCGGCTGCCGCCGCAGCGCCACTGACGGAATCAGCGTCTTTCTTATCGTCTTTTTTGTCCGGGGCATAGTTGCCGAACAGATCCTTGATCCAGCCGTCCATGGCGGTGGCCAACGGCCTGGTGACGACGTCTTCAATGGCCACACGCGACAGGCCCGCCAACAACTGCTTGCCCAGCGCATCGAAGTTGGCCTTGCCCGTTGTACTCAAGCCGATGAGCTGCTTCTCCAATTCAGGGAAGGCGGATGCGACGGCGGCGTTCACATCGTCGGCGGGCGTCTTGTCATGGGCATCGGCATACGCCTGCAGGGGACGTTTCTTCGCCTTGTCCTTGTCCTCGGCTTGCGTTTTGTCCGTACCACCGGTGGCACCTTTAACCGTCGCGGACGCCGACACGCCGGCAGCGGCGGGCGCCGCCTTTCCTGCGTCGGTGCCCGCGCCGGGCTTGTTCGCGGCGGCGCCGCTGCTTCCCTTGGCGGCGGCATTGGCCGCGGCCGTCAACGCGGCCGCGGCTTTCGTGACGTTTTTCAGGGAGGTCGCCAGGCCTTCCATGGCGCGCGTCGTCTGCATATTCGACGTCGTGGTCACGTTTCTCAACGACATCGAAAAACTATCCATGGCCCGCGACGCCTGCTGGATCTGGGTACTGTTTACTGTAAGTGCTAGCTGTGCGATATCCATCCGACACCAGAATGAAAATGGCCCGGCCATGTGATGGCCGAGCCTGTGTGAGTAAGCCCTGGCGTACCGCGACGACAGGCGGACAAGCTGTTACCTGATCGTTGCCTGATCTTTGCCTGATCGTTGCCTGGTAGTTGTCTAGTCGTTGCCAGATCTCGCGGTCTAGTCGCGGCCGCGCTGGCGGCGCCGCAACGCGCCAGCCTGCGCCGCGCTGTCTTGCGCCGGACGCTGGATGATCGTGCGTCGATAGAGCCGGTCCAACAAGGACAACAGGCGGCGCTGCCACGGCTGTGGCGCGATTCCGGCCAGGGAAAAGTAATGGGCCATGTCGGTGTAGCCGACCGGCTGGGGCATGATTGCCCCGGGTACATGCAGAAGCTGCCGATGCGCGCTCAGGTCCTCGAACCATTGCCACACATGGGCGGCTTCACGGGGAAGCGCGGGTCCATCGAGCAGCGCGGCGCGCACGCCGGTCTGCTGCTCGATGGACTCGTACAACTGCCTGAGCGTCTGCCCGTTCTCTCCCCTTTGCTGGAGCGTGAATTCATGACGGGCATACTCTAAAACCTGGACGCTCAGGCCTTCATAAAAAGCGCTTCGTCCTGCGACGCGGCGATGACCTGGCGCGCGATCAGACGATTCAGCGTGAACAGCTTGCGGGCGTTGTCTTCGGTATAGGGCTCGGACAAGCCGCGCCAGCCAGCAGTGCGCACGGTGGCGGATTCGATTTCGTCGTCCAGCACGACACGCGCCGATACCAGGCCGGCATCGCCAGCGGACTTGTCGCGTAGGCGCGCCTCGACAATACGAGCAGCGCGCTCGTCGGCTTTGCGTACGATGAAGCGTTCGACGGTTTCAGATTGCTCTCCCAACACGCGGATGAAGACACCGGTACCGCTGCCGTCGGGACGGGTGACTTCGAGTTCGGTGCCTTCATTGGAAGGCGAACGCAGATCGAGGTCGGCGATGTTGAGGACCTGGGTGGATTGTTGGGTCATGATTCACTCGGAGAAAATGAAAAACGCCCGGTCACCCCGGGCGTGCTACTCAAGGCTTTGACGTAAGACCTGGGCGTACGGCCTATATGTAAGGCCTGTATGTAAGGCCTGTATGTAAGGCCTATACGTAAGGCCGTACGCTACGGAGCGCAGGGGCGATAGCCCAGGAAAGGAGGCGATGGGGATCCCCCCATCATTAAAAACTCTCTATTCTTCCGCGTCAGCCCCGCCGCCACTTCGATCAACCGCCGGTCGCGGCGTCCTCTTCCAGCGGTTGGCCCGTCAGGCGGAAAGCGAAGGTGCCGGACACCACACCGTCCACGTTGGCGTCCCAGGAACGCTGCGAGGAATAAGCCAGGCTGGAGAACTTCGAGCCGTCTTCGAAAGTGACGCGGATCAGGCGCGACTTCTTGTCCTGGCTCGCGGTCTTGATGACCTTCTGCGCCTCGTCATCCTGCACCCAGTGGCCGGTGACGGTCAGCGTGCCGGCATCGCTCAAGCCGACGCGGAATTCCTTGGCGGTGGAGCACAGCGTGGTGACGTCGGTCTCGGTGGTGGTACCGCCTTGCCATTGCACCTGGCGGCTGGTGCAGTCCAGCTTGGCGAAGGTGAGACCAGCGGCAGCGGTATCCACGGCGGTTTCGTTGGAGATTTCGATGCTGGTGCCTTGCACCAGGAGAACTTTGCTCGACATAGTGGTTGATTTCCAAATAAAAAACCCGCTGGAGCGGGTGGGGTAAAAGCCGGCGTATGCCGGCCGGTGAAAGATGAGGTTCAGTAAGGTAAGGCTGGCGGAGTCGCCGCCCGATGTCCTGGATTTTGCTAACGGCTGGCCTGGATCATCTGAGTAACGTTGAAAGTGCCTACGCTCGCCGTGCTGGTTACCAACGCTGAAACGCTTACGTAATGCAATCCTTCCGCAGGAGATGAATTGGTCAGCGTCATGGAAACGGTCACGCCCGCCCCGGATGTCGAACTTGTCGCTACTTGCGTCCACGAGGGCGTACCGTCGTAAACGAGTTGTACGTAGCACGAATTTCCCGCCACGTTGTTGAAGCAGTAGCCGTTCAAACCGTAGGAAACAGACTCCCCTGCCCAGGTATAGACGTAGTTTGGGCTGATTATCTGGCTATATGCACTGCTGCTCGTCGTCGCACTGAGGGCCGTCGACCCGGCGACGAAGTGCAGCGTGTTGAACCAAGAGGACACGCCCCTGAGAGCCGTGTCGTTCTGGAAACTCCCACTGGCGTTTTTCCAGGCATAGCCCACCAACGCTCGGGACGGATCGCCCACTTTGATTTCGGTCCCATCCGCGTGGCGCGTGTGCCCGGTGGTCGAGGCCTCGAGTTTCAGCCCCCCGCTGCCATTGTCCGCGGCATACACGTAGTTCCCGTTCGCCGCCGCAGCGGTGTTGGCCAAAGGTACCCCGCCGACGGGAATCCGATACTGCCGGCCATTGATGACCAAGCCATTGCCATTGAAGGGATAAAGACGGCATTCGGACGCGGAGACGGACAGGAACCGGCAATTGCCGTGCTCCCGTTGCACCATCTCATACCGCCCGGTCGTCCCATTCCACTCCATGCTTCCCACGCCTTGGACGTAGATCGGTCCCACTTGCGACAAGGGAATATTGGCCGCCGTGAAGATCGGAATGGTCTGCCCTTCCGAATACACGCCCAGGGCCGAACGTGCGGCCTCCGCGTTTTCCGTCAATGCGGTGATGACCCGGGGCTGGGTAAAGTACAGATTGCCGGCCCCTTCCGGCACGGCGTCCGTGTCTTCGGGATACTGACTCAGTTCCACATACACCGCGCCCGACCACCGATAGATGCGGTCGGTGTCCAGCGCGACGTAGATCTTGCCCTGCTCGCCGGTCACGGGAAACGCCGCGAGTCCGTTGAACTCCAGCACATCGTCGACATAAGCGGGCATGTATGCCGCCGGGATCTTGCGGTCGGCCCCCAAGGGCGCGACGCCATCGGCGGCGCCCATCTGCGTGCGTGCCACGGCCGCGCTGGCCGTGGCTTGCGCGGCATCCGCGGAGGCCTGCGCGTTGGTCGCGCGGGTACTCAACTCATTGACGTTGGCGTTGGTCTTGCTGAACGCCGTGCGCACGGGGTCGCCAGTGCCATCGTTCGGATTCTGTCCAATGGAGATTGTTTGTAGCGTCATCTTGCTTCCTTGATTCAGGCCACCAGGTAACGGACACTGACCGGCACGCGGTAATACCCCGGCGTGCGATCGGCATGCCCGCGACGTACGCGCGGCGGCGCGATGACGCGTACGCCATCCATGTTCAAGCCCGAGGGGAATAGCGCCAGCAAGCCATCGACGATGTCGTCGACCGCAGCGATACCGCTGCCCACCGGCGCCACGACTTCCATACGCCATGCGCCTTGGTGCTCGGCACCGCACAAAGTGTTGTTGCGCGATTCCTTGGGCCGCAGGGCCACGCGTACGTACGTACCGTCCGCCGCGGCGTCATCGGTTTCGTTTTCACCGACGATGGTCACACCGTTGCTGGAAGCCCAACTGACCAGGCGCGCCGCGAAGGCCGCCCGGATGATTTGATTGCTCACGTGTCACTCCTGTTTGCGCGTCGTTCGCCACCGCGCCGGCAAGCGCCGTGGCGGATCGAGGCGATAGACGCAGGCATAAAAAAAGCCCCCTGTTCATCAGGGAGCTTCGTGATAGGTGCCGCGGTCGTAATGATGCAGCGTATGGATAACACTGTATATTTATCCAGACATTCGCGCCATGTGTCTGGACGCCGTCTGGACAAAATAGCGTGCGGCGATCATGCCCGCGTTGCTTGTACGCTCTGCTGCCACGCAGCTTCGCGCGCTTCGCTCACATACTCTTTCGCGTCAACGCGCACGCGCCAGCGCGGATTGGATATAAGCCTGTAAACCGAAGACCTGGTCGCTCAGTCCGGCAGCATATCCAGCCACGTCCTCATATCTTCCCGCGCACGCTGCAATAACGCCGATGACGTCAGGGCCGGTGGCTGCATCAGCTCCTGGGACGGAGGGGGGATACGGGGGGGTGCCACGACGTAGGGTGTCGAGCTGCTGGCGCAGCCGCTCAACATCATGGTCCAGATCAGCAGCATGCGATTGCGTCTCCGCGATACGCTGTCGATATTGCGCATAACTCTTCTCCACGTTCTGCTGAATCTCCGCCTCGCGGGCGCGATATTGTTCGGACAAGCGTGTGGCCTGCGCCATCGCTGCCGTTTCGGCTTGTGCATAGCCGTCGTCGTAGCGACGTGCGCCGTACCACAGCAATCCTCCGATACATGCCGCGGAAGCGGCGGCACCGGCGGCCAGCGCCAGGCCGCGCCAGTTGTTCGCAAGGACACTGGCGCCCGTGCCCAGGCTTTTCGCCAACATGTTTGCGAGCATCGTCTTCGCTGAGGTCTGGTCCACGGGTTCAGGACGGCCGCTCATACGTCGACCTCCCGCACACCCGGGCGCGACGACAACGCCGGCACGTTCAAGCGGCGCAGCGACGCGATGATGCGCTCCTGTTCGTGTATCCGCGTCAACAGGTCCACGCGCTGCTCCACCAGTTGCCGCGCGTGGCGCAGCCTTTCGTCGCGCAGGCGCAGCAGATGGCCCGCTTCGCTCACCGCATAGCCGAATGCGGCGCCGACCAACGCTATCATCACCAGCGTCGTCCAAACGCGCATGGCCGCTCCCCTCGGCGCGGCCGCCACGCTCAAGCTCGGCACTTCATACTTGGCCATGGCCTGCCTCCAGCTCCGCGCCCAGGACTCTGGCCGCGCCCGGCGCCGGCGGATGATCGAGTCCATGCAAATCCCGGTAAAGGGCGATGAGCATCTCATTCTTGTGATCAAGTTCGGCGCGCAGCTTGCGATTCTCTTCGAAGAGCGAAGCAGTGAGATCGCCCAACGCCTTGGTCGAGCGCGTACTTTCAGTGGTGTCCACCGCGGCGATCTGATCATTGCGCCACATACGCCTGGCAAAGAGCACCAGGCCCGAAGCCAGCGCGCCCATCGCCCCGCTGCCAAAGACCCATTTGATCCATTCGGCGATCTGTACGTTGTCGTTGAATTGCCCATCCATCAAGCCCCCAATGCGGTTTTCGCCACGGCCCAGCGGGCGTAGCGGTCTTGCAGTCCGTTGACGCCGCCGTTGATGCGGCGGGTCAAGTCTTCGAAGTCGTCCGCATCGGCGTAGCGGTTGCAGTCGTGGGACTGCCACCACCACGCCGCCGAGCGCGCGGCCAGCACTTCGTTCTCCAATAGTTCAGGCCGCGCCAGCACGTCGACGTCCAATGCCGCGGCCAACGCGGCGTAATTGAGACGGCCGGTGATTTGCAGCAATCCCCGCCCGCGATAACGAAAGCCATCGCCTGGGACCACATTGCCCAGATCCGACCGCCCTTCGTAGCGCTGTTGCGCCGCGGTGGGTCCCCATAGTTCCCGCGTGTAGACGAAGCCGCCCGATTCATGCCCGACCTGAGCGATAAAAGCCGCCGCGCGTTGCGGACGGGCGATGTCGAACTCCATCAACGCCCGCTCGACGGCGTCGTACCACCGGTCAGCCAATGCCGGTGTCAGGGCAGCGGCCCGAAGAAATTCATCCTTGCGCATATCCATTCCTTATCTGTTCCATCCCGCGGCGAGGCCGCACAAAAGCAAAGCCCCCGGCATCTCTCCATGCCGGGGGCTTGCTGTGACTGCGATGAGGGTGCGCTTGTTGTCGTCTATGTCGCTTGTGTCGCGCATGACGTCCATATCGCGTATGCCGCGTATGCCGTTCCGACAATTAGCGCGGCTTGCGCGTTGCTACACGCACCTCTGCAGCCTATGGATAACACTGTATATTCATACAGACATTGCCTCAACGTGTCTGGACAAAATCGGCTCGTAACCGCGGGCATAAATGCCGCCCATGGCGTGCGATAACTGCTGGTGGGCCGACTCGACGCGGAAGTAATAAGAGGAGCGCGATAGCTGCAAGCGGTCGGCCTTGTTCTTCACCAGGCCCGGCCAGATGTAATGCGCCGCGAGCACCACGCGCGCATCGGGATGCAATGCCTCGATGGCGTCATCGACCCGCCGCAAGTCGTCGTCCGCCAGCCCTACCGCAGGTTGGTGCCAATGGCCTCCATCCACTCGCATACGCGTGAACGCCGACGCTCGGGGATATCCCAGACCTGTGCGGTTGTGTCCCGCCTTCCAACCGCCCCACTCCGACAACAGATTTTCCAAATTCGTCCGCATTTACCTTGCTCCTTGTATGCCCAAGCATCCAGTCCTTGTGTATTCACCTGCCCGGCACGCGCCTCCGCGGAGACGAACACATGCCGGACGCGGCGCGCCCAACCCACCTGATCGGCAGGGTCTCGATTTCGTTGATGTGATCAAGTTCAAACCGGCAGGCATGCAGCCGCCGGGGCCTTCTGAAGGAAACGCGCCAGGATCCTGACGGCTCGCATCCGGGATGGCGGTCTTCGTGCAAGACTCGATCGCCGGTTCGCCACCTGCGCGATCTCGGGATCGGAACGGCGGGGAACGGAAAAATGTTATTACCGGATAGGTAACGACGCAAGCATTAAATTACCGATTCGGGACTTTACCATTTTGGTAATTCCTGATTTAATCGCGCAATGCGATCCGCCAAAGAAATCCGCCGCCTGAACTTCGTCGATGTCGTCGCGCGCCTGTGCGACGGCAGCCAGACCAAAGCCGCCGACGTGCTGCGCTACTCCACGCCCTCGCTGGTCAGTCGCTACGCGTCCGGCGCCAAGGACATCGGCGACAGCACGGCACGCAAGGTGGAGGAAGCATTCGGCCTGGGCCGCTACTGGCTGGATACGGACCATGCTGGGCAGCGTCCCGGCGCAAGCGATGTCACTTCATACACCCGTCCCAGTCACGGCGGCGCCAACATTGAGGCGACCGGCATGGAAGCAGCCAGCATCGAAGCGGCCAACCCAGCCTACGACATCGCGGGAACGCGGCCCATGCAGGGCCAGGTGCCGCTGATCTCCTGGGTGCAGGCCGGCGCGCTGGCTGAAGTCATCGACAATTTCGCGCCGGGCGACGCCGACATCTGGCATGCCTGCCCGCGCCGCCATGGTCCGCATACTTTCGCGTTACGCGTGCGGGGCGTCAGCATGGAACCCAAGTTCCAGGACGGCGACATCATCTTCGTCGATCCCGACGTGGCCGCGGAACATGGGCGCAATGTCGTCGTGCGTTTCGAGGACTCGAAGGAAGCCACGTTCAAGCAGTTGCTCATCGAAGGCGACCATCAATACCTGCGCGCACTCAATCCGGACTGGCCCGGGCCGCGCCTGATCGAAATCGACGCATCGGCCACGATATGCGGCGTGGTGATCGGCAAGTTCGTGGAATTCTGA